TCCGTTGGTGTTGTGTATGTATAAGTAGCAGGGTTAAAATCACCTCCATTATCAAATACTTCCGTATTTATTGGTATCAATGTAGGTGTGATATTGAAAGTTAGTGATGCGCTATTGTATGCACTCCATAAATTATCATTAAATGAATCACTACCAATAATGCGCTGGCTATTCAACCACGGCATCCAGTAGTTGCTCATGATATTTTCAAGCGTACCTGCCACCAATTCAAAACCTGCTTCAGTTACTATCTGCTCAAACAGATACCACCAACTAAGTGCAGGTGTTAAATCAGCAGCCCATACTGGTGTTGATGTTGTGGTAAGTGAGCGTGTGTTAACCTCACCGCCTTCACTCCATAACTGACCACGATCACAAATAGTCCAAATGCGTGTGGCACTTGGGTTGGTTACATTTTGATACTGTACTATTTCATCTAAGGTGGTAAGGTCAGCAATATCCGCTAACTTCTTCTCACCAATGTTGCGTACAAGGTCAGGTGTTTCCGCATAAAACGCTATCTCAACTTCATTGATGCGGTTAAGTGTACGATACACTTTGCGCACACGTACATAGCCGGTAGATATTGGTAGCGTATCTACTCGTATTTCAGCAGGTAACTTATAGTGAAAGTAGTTAGCACTGCCTGCAGTTACATTCACATCGAACAGCGCACCTAATGCAAGTTGATTGTTTTCGCTGTATGGTATTCTGAACTCACGTGTAAAAGCACCTTGCGCGGTGAAGTTAGATAGGTCTTGAAACTTCCAGTTCTGTGATATGCTCTCGTTTTCGAATAAGTCAAGATAGTTCTGTGTGGTGGTATCAACTAAGGTACTGATACGCGCAGTTGCAGTAACTGGTATTGGACTTAGGTTAGTAAAGTCTAATCCAACATTCGTTGTTATATCACCTGTCAAAGAATCAAATGAAGTAACAACACACGTTTCAACAAGACCTCCTATGATCGGATCCATTGCAATAATAGTCCCTATCGTGAAGAAGCTATTTGATGGTACAGGGTTACTAATCGCGGTTGCGCTGTTGATGTTCCAACTTGTTTGACCAACAAAATAACTTGGATCAATTGTCCACAGGCCGTTATCTACATATTCTGTTGCACCAACAGTAACTATTAATTGTACTTCACCTTGCATCTTATGTCCAATATTCGTTTGCTATTCTTACTTTCAATGTGAGGTTGTATAACTTACCATCACGTGTCTTCTTTTCAGTGTAGTTAGTATCATCTAACTTCACAGGTATCTGCACTGCCTTACCTGCATCGGTAGTTAGCCATGTCACTTGATTGCTTACAAGTAGTGAACGCAAAAAAGTAAATTCGTTTTCACTGATGTAATCACTTGTTATGCTCAACACCTGCTGCATCAGATTCCTTCTATCCTGCAACCCTCTATCGTTAGCACTAAACACGGACGTTGTACCATTGAACAACACCTTTCGATATGTCTTGCGCTCTATCTCATCCGTAAATTCACTGCGCTTTGTGAAGTTGAAGTAGTCCCATCCACCGCGACTATTAACCCAACCTAATCTTATCTTATCATTGTGGCAATCGGTTTGACCATAAACAGCTGTGTTGTAAAATACATAGTTGATGCTGCGGTTAGTACTGGCATTTTTGATGACCACTTGATACAATCGCCAGTTAGGATAAAGTGAAGGCTTAACAGTTAACCCTGTCCAATCATTTAGGTTAGCAGGGTACACAGGCAATGCTTCAATATCGTAGCCATTTAGCGCAATAGTCTGTGATGCTGGTACGCCTGTGCTTGAGAAAATATTGATCTGTATATTGAGCGCATTGTTGTTACTCAAGTATGTACTATTGCCCGGTATACAAAGCAGTCCATAATCACTTTCGTAAGCAGGTATCCACGTGCTTGTACTATTTGGCACAGCACTAAATCCCCATGTTTGCGCTAATCGAAATACGTGTGTATCTGTTTTGCGGTCACTCATGGCAAGGCTTGTACTGCTCGTTAGCGACTGCTTTACTTTTTGTGAACCTGTTTCTACGTTAGGCTTGTATCCATCAATGACTTGAAAGTATCCATTCACTACGAGCTTTTCATTCACCACTACTTCACTACCTTCTGCTTCAGTTAGCACACCACCAACTATCCACCATTCACTAAGTGTTACGTTCACTGCTCTTTTGCTTTGATCATCTTCAGTGTTATCGGTACTAAAGTGATAATCTAAAGGCTCATAATTGCGCATATCATCTAACAGCGGTGCAAGGTCGAAGTATAATTTATCATCAGGTGCAGCAGGTACATAAAAGTTGTACACCTTACCATCAATATCTACTTCTATTCCGTAGCGAAAACCAGTGTTCGCTGTCTCTGTGCTTGTCGCAATTATCATTAACTTCTGACCACGCAATGCCCATGCATACGGTTCATCATTTATCGTTATAGCCATTTATCTTTTGTTTAGCAGTAATCTATTTTCAACTCCTTTGATATACCCTTCAATCAGTTTATCCGCGTATTCGGGCCATGTATCTTCAATTGCTTCCGTGTAATAGTTGATGCCTTGTATACCCTTCTCACCTATGCTTTTTGCAATAGCAATAGCTGCACTTTTAATTGCTGATTCTGTTGACTTGATAAACTGCCCTTGCTTATTGCGTAGCTTCAAAGGTTTGATGCGTATCCATTCCATGATATCGCGATATGGTGGACGTTTGGTAGGTTGTCCCGGATATGGTTTGCGACCAAACTCAATTACATCCGCATACTTACCTGCTGTGCCTGATACAGTGAAGTCAACTACTGGCTTTTTATAGCGCACTGTTGCCTTATAAGTAAGTGAATTAAGCAAGTTGCCCGATGCAACACGATTAACTTTCTTACCTCGCACCTGCCTACTTATACGCAAGTTAGATTTAGCACGCTCAACTACTGCAGCAGCATACTCATTTAGCACTATTTCAAATTCATCCTGTGCCATTAGATACCGAGTATCTTTTTAATCTCTATCAACTCTTCAGGTGTAGCAGATTGGACAGCCTTCAATGCGTTGCCTGTGTTGTTTGTAGGGTCTTCATACACCATGTAGCGTGTTACAAGTTCATCATTCTCGTTATACTCACTGACTACCCATGAATCAGTACCATCACCTTGCAATTTATATTGGTATTCTTTTCTCATATTAAGTACGTTCAAAATAACAATGCACGAATACGTAAGCAGCTGCTGGGTTAGTTGCCCATGCAGGCGTAGTCCATTTGATTTGCGCGGTATCATTTGCCGCGATATTGGTAGAAAGTCCTGTGATATTGTAGACGTTAAATGTATTAGCCGCACCACTCATTACTACTGCATTTGATAGTAGCGTATCAGTTGAATTGTTCAAACGGAAGTTGAATGTTGAAGCTTCTGTTGTGGCATTACCAGTTAGGTTAATAACGTTAATACCTGCGCCTACTAACTTACACGCAAAAGGAAAAGTCACTTTGTAAAGTGTTCCTGTTGTGTTTAGGTTAGGAGTGATATCCGCAAGTAAGTAGTTTTGATTATCCGCTGGTGCTACGTTTGCAATCGTAAAACGAAGTGTAAACGTATCCGTGCCTACTCCATAATTTGGAATGTTGAGCGTATTAGCTATCAAAGTAGCAACACCACTTGTACCTGTTGTTGTAAGGCTCGTGATGCGATTAGTGTAGGCAGTATTGAAGTTGGTATAATCCGCACTACTCAATGCACCACGATTAGCTGCAGATGCAGTGGGCAGGTTAAACGTATGTGTACTTCCTGCACTGCTTATTGCGAAGTCAGTACCGGTAGTGCCTACTGCAAAATTTTGTGTGTTAGCAGTTAACCCATTCAATGAGCTTAATCCGATTGCGTATGTGCTATGTACTTCACCGATTCGCGCATCTTCAGTATACAGGGTAACTGTCTTACCATTTGTATTCTGAATATCAAACTCAATATGTATGCGATCAGTGGCAGCTGTTGTTGTAGTAGGTACTGATATAGTGAAGGTGTACAAATCAGGTGTACTTCCATTTGTGATTTCTTCCATTGTGGAAGTGGCAACAAGTGTGAAGGTACTGCCATTGTAAGTGTATAACTTGGCAAGTATCTGTGCGTGATTTGCACCGCCTCCTGTTTCACTCAAGTACACGTCGATTGTCCATACACCTGCAGGTATTATCAAGTGATTAGGCTCACCAACATCTGTGATGAATCGAGCAATAGCACCTGTAGTAGCTCGCGTGAAGTTAGCTGCTGGTCCTGTATTAGCAGCTATGCCTAATTCGTAGTAATCATTACCACCTATTGTGCCTTGTGATATGTTACCATTGAAGTAAAATACCTGCCCACCTCCACCACCTGTTGCAGGGAAGTTAGCCAGTGTTCCATCACCTCGCACATATTGATCAGTTGTGCCTGCACCTGTGACAGCTAAAGTACCTGCAGTTGTAACCGGTGAACCTGTGACATTAAATGCAGCAGGCATTGTAAGTCCTACTGATGTAACCGTGCCTGAACCTGCACTAATGGTGGTATATTCCACTGCACCTGTTGAGGCATTACCTAATGTAAGCACCTGTCCAACTGTTGCAGTACCTGCACTTACAGCAGGTGTTTGAATATATAGATTTGTGGTATCTGTTTTGAACTGCTGCGTTGTTGCTCCTTTGCTATACAAATACCCTTCAGTAGCACTGATTTTTAATTTGCTTTCACTTGGTGGATACTTACCTACAAACACTTCAAAGAATCCTGTTGCATCAGGATAAATTTTAAATTCTTTGTTGGCATTCCACAGCAGATTAGTGGCATTGCCTTCAATAGTGTTGTTTAAAGTAAGGTCGTTATCCGTTGTAATCACATCCTGCAAACCCTGTGGTGTTGGTGGTGCAGGTGTGTTTATCAAATCATTGTAGTCACCTGTGGTGGCAACTGTTGCAAGTGTTGGTTTATTCAGTATTTGATAGTCACCACTACTCGCATTCCAGTCAACAGGTGTTTGACGCAATCTGTAACCTGCACTTTGCAATGTCCAATAAGCAGGATTAGATGGATTGATACCATCATTGTTTGCAATGCAAGCATACACGCTGCCATTGTACCAAACTCTATCACCTATTTGATAAGGGTTGCCCTGTGCTGTAGTGTGGTTAGCATTATACTCTGTCGATACGTACGGACTGCCTCCACCACCTCCACCTGTTGAATCAATTGTCACAGTACCATTGCCATTGTCTGTGATAGTTATGTTAGTGCCTGCTTCTAAGTTGAGAAGATTCTGCACTACGTTGTTCACTCCATTTGTCTGAAGTGTGATACCATAACCTGTACCACTTCCACCTGTGCTGCTTCCACCTACTGACCATATCGCAGGTATATCACACGCACTCCAGTCCCACGGCACTTCAAGTGATAGCGTAAAAGTCACACCGGTCACAGTGTTCTTTTGCTCTTCCATGAAAGGTTCGAATGTGGGGTTATTAACCAACTGCACATCGAATCCAAATAGCTGCAATCCATTTTTAACTTCAGCTATCAAGTCCTGCCCTAATCGCACACAATCACTAATTACCTCACGCTGGTATTCTGCTTTGTATTCTTTATCGCGTGGTATATCCGCGAACATGATAAGAAAATCAAACTGCATACCACCATCAACAGGACTAATCTTCTCAGGCACTACGTGCATGAAGGGGTATTCATCATCTTGCAACTGATCTGCAAGGTCAATCTGTCCGTGTGTGAAACGCTTAATCAGAAAGTGACCTGCAGCAAATGCTTCAAGTCGATTGATAAGTACGTTGTAACTGTAATTGTAGCTACTCATTATCTTCTTTGTTTTCTCATTTCTACTTTCTGCACATACACGTAATCGGCTAAGTACGTTAGGTGCGTGAACACTTCATATACATTGCGCTCTGTCACAGCATCAAACTTCGTTATGTCCCTATCCGCCAAAGATTCGATGATGTGGAACCATCCGTATACACTCAATCCATCAGGGGTTGTTCCTGCTTCATCTCCTTCACTATCTCCGTTATCTCCTTTGCCAAATATTCGAGGGAACTGTTGTATAGTTCCACTTCTAAATTCGAAAAAAAAACCAGCACATTCAGTACATGATCTAAAGTGAGCTGCTTGATAGCATCGCTGTACTTGCGTACTTCTGTTGGGTTGTACTTATCAATATCGTA